TGCCATTCCATTGGACAACAGAGTTTGACTCGTAGCAACCGACATTGCGAGAAATGTTGTCAAGCTGGAATATGAGCGGAGTTCCGACATAACTCATCCGCACGATTGCCTTTTCTAGCAGGATCAGACCAAACTCGCCGCCAGTTAGACCGCGAATCTCGCCACCGTCAGGAACTTCTTGGAAGTCTGACTGCGTTAAACCGCTAGGCGTCCAGGTTGTCGGATTGTTTATGCCAGACCAGCGAACCTCAGAAGCAGAAGTGCTTGTGTTGCCAACGACAACAAAGTCACGAACAACCGTCAAAAGTTTTGCGGTCGGTGCGCTTGCGTCTATGTCCTGAAATTCTGTCGAGGTAGCGTTGTAATACTGTAGCCTGTCCTCGCCATTTGTTGCCATCATATAGTCGCCAAATTTGGCAAAACGCCAACGATCTGACGACGTATAAGTGGTTCCCGAAACATCATCTAAGTTGCGGGTTGAGTTGTTAAACAAAAACAGTTTTGTAGAGCCACCAGCAAAAATCCTTGCGTCACCAGATGGGTCTTTGTCAGAAGCTACACTATTCAACGCCTCAGATGCGTCATTGCTGTAGTCTTCTTCTTCTGGGAATGAGCCATATCCAACGGCTTTGGGATAGACATTTTCCGCAGACGTAAGAGCACCAACAACCCCAGGTTGGTCAGGTAGCCATTCTGTAAATTCTATTTTCACAATTTAGGTCTTTTCTTAACTATCGAGAACCAATTGCCATAGACAACGGAACGCCAGAAAACTGACTCTGCTCGTCACTTGTATTTAATGTCTCTACAGATGACTCAAACAACCTTGACCAGACCGCAAGCCGCGCATCATTCATGAGATACGGTTCCGCTTCAAGTAACGCCCCGTACAACAAAGCATCAGGGCATACAGTCATAAACACATTTGTAGTATTTGAGTCGCTTAATGCGGGAGGCTTTGCATAGTAGTTCATGACAAACGTATATGCGGAATCTGGGTTTGGCGCAAGAAGGAATTGCGTCGCATTGCTTGTATAAAAAACGGGCAGCCCGTTTTCATGGGTTCGCGCATCCCTACTGAAACTCGATGGTGTCAAATAGTTAAGGGCGCGTCTTGGGCTGGTATCTAGGTAAACATCCCTAGCTTCTAAAAAATCAGATGGGATTGTTACCGTACTGGTCGAGGTTGACGCAGTAAAAGTTGAAATCATCTGCCGAACGCGCAACAGACGTTGCAGCCTGATTTCGGCAAGAGTAATAAAGTCTGGAATCTGTGTCGTTAAATCACTTCTTCCGAGGTAGTTTGCGACCGTTGTTTTGAGGTCGCTGTAATTGCTTAGACTCATCTTTAAAGTCTGCCCATGAATAAGTGTATTGGCCTATGTGACCGATTTCTTGGGACAAAGTGTGATCCACCCAAGTTTCAAAACCAGCGTCACTTGCCGCAATACAAAAGTGAACATCTTCACCCAGAGTTTTTCCTCCAGGCAACTCGTAAAAATAAAACCAAGGCTGCGGGGTCTTCCTAAACACTTCGGCTTTTACCAGCATTACACCGCAACCAATTGCGGTAACGCGCTCAAGCCCTTGCTTGCCATTGGATTTTACTGAGTACCAATGATTCTCTTTTTTATCGAAATCAATTTTTAGGTTTTTTGCTGTTGGGCCTACAGGCATAGCCCGAGTCGTAGCATTTACCCCAACGATGTCTTTGTCGTGCGCTATCAGTCGCTCTAGGGTGTTTTTGGGAAACCGCATATCTGCGTCAACCCACAGAATGTAGTCGCACCCACCATCTAAAGCCGCCTGCGCCAGCTTGTTTCTTTGGTCGAATATTAGGGTTCCAGCAACCGTATAAATTGCTTGGTCGCCCTTTCGGTATCTGCTGTCATAACCGCAGAGTGTTGCAAGATCAAACGCCGTACCAATCATCATATCCCCACGGCTGGGGATGCAAATACCTACTCTCATTAAACTCTCCCAGGTCTGCTGCGAAAATGCCTATTATCTGGATCGTTTAACCATGCTTTGAACTTCTTCTGGTCTACAACAGCGTAGCCGCGCATGATACTTTGCCTGTTCAGTTCTATGATTACTGAATCAGGTATCCAGCCAATATGCTCTAATTCGCCCCACTTTGCCCGTTCATCCGTAGCCGCATAACGCGACTTGTTGGACTCAAGCACAGCGGTAATGTCCTGGGTGTTCTCTATGATGACTTGGCCGTTGTCGCCTTCGTAAAACGAGGTTTTGACACCAGCCCAGTTTGTATCTTCGCCGAGTTTCCTCATCGGTATCCTAAAAAAATAGGGGGCAGTTGCCCACCCCCTATTCTACACGCCTAAACTAAACAGTCAACTACAGAGCAAAGTCTAGGTCAGCGATGATGCCGTGTGCAGCCTCGTTGCGTACCTCAAGGGTCAGCTCAGCGATGATCTGGGTCTTCTCAGCGTCACCAACACGAGCCAGTTCGTTCGTGGTGAACGGACGGAGGTAAGCCATAGCAGCGTACTCAGGATCGAGCACGAGCGCATCACGAGTCCGCATAAAGCGGTCAGGAACAACCTGGAGAACGCCGAAGTCACTCTGGTAGAGGTCAGCGCCAGCGAGGATTGTGACCTTGCCGGTTCCCTGGGTGTTGATGCGATGCTGGGCAATACCCGTAAACTCCGAAACCTTCTGCTTACCAGCGGGAGGAACAACCAACAGAGTGGGCGTGCCGCCAGAGGTAAATACCTTCTGAACAACGTCTTTCAGGAGGGTTTCGGTAAAGGTACGAGTCGTACCATCGCCGCGAGTGGATTCGCCAATCGTCGTGGGATCAGTACCAGTCGTGGTCGAATCACGCTTGTTGGTGTTGGTCTTGATCCAGGACAGCAGAGCGCCCATTGTGCGGGCAGTCGTTGTCGAACCAGCGCTCTGACCTTGGTTGGCCGTAATGATGGTTTTAATGTCGCGCTTCAGTTCAGCAGAAGCCTTGGCCAACTGATAAGCCTTCTCAGACTTACGGCCAGCCTTGTCTACAGCCTCAAGCGTGCCAGAGATCATAACGGTCTTCTGGACGATCTGGGTGTAGTTGCCAAGACGGGTCGTCGGCGACAGAACTGCTTCCGTAGCGGTTGCACCTTCGACCGCAGCGTTGCCAGTCGTAGCAGCAGCTAGGTTATCCGTCTGCCACTCATGGTAAACGGCCATTGCTTTGCCTTTACCAATACTTGACATGATCGGGGTATCGGTGGGGGAGATGTCATAGATGACATCGGTAAGGTCTTCACGCAGTCCACGTGCGTCATATGTTTTGTACTGAGACATGATTTATTTCCTTATAACAATCGTTCAAATATACGAGCCGCATCGTTCTTATTACCAGAGCGACGCAATTGCTCACGGAGTTTCTTGCCTTCCTGAGTCTCCCGCGCCTCTGGCGTAGAAGTCCCTGGGCGCATCATGCGAGGGGCTTGAGCGACTTTCTTTACCGCATCTTGCTTGCCCGCAGTCAGCTTGTCGTATTGCATGGCTTTGTAAAGGGCAGTCACCGCACGCGAGTCGTAGACCTGGGATAACTCTTGATCTGAGAACCCGATCTTCTTGGCATAGCTTCGTATGTCAGTCCTGATTGCCTGACCCTTTGCAGGATCGGCCATCTCGGGAATCGCCTCTTGCAACTTTAGGCTTTCTGCTTGGAGGTGGGCGTTTAGCCTCTCCTGTTGCTCTGCCTGCTGTTGTTGGGCTATCCGTGACTGCTCCGTACGAACCGCTACCAATTGCTTCTCGCGCTCGGTCTGTTCAGCAACCCTGATCGCATAACCAATCGGGTCGCTTTCCTTTAGAGCCGCTAAATCCTCTGCCCTTTCGCCATGCGAGAGCATCTGCTCAATCACACCTAGGCGTTGGGCATAGGTATCTCGGAGTCTCGCCGCTTCCTCGATCTTTTGTCGCTCGGCCTCTACTACCTTCCGAGTCTCCGCAATCTCTTGGGTCTTGCGAGTGTAATCAGCCGTTCTTGAGTAACCTTTTAGCAACTCATCCAGCGGTACGTCCAGTTCCTCCTTGCCTACTTTTACTTTGTAGGTGGGGGTTGGTTCGCTGTATTCCTCGCCATCCTCGTACTCTTGCGAGTCTTCAGATTCGTACTCCTGTTCAACCGCTTGCGTTTCCTGCTCCTCTGGGGCTTCGGGTTGGGCTTGCGCCTCCTGCGGCTCCATCAGTCCTAGAAACGATTCTGCGGCTTGGCTAACTGTCTTTGCACTCCCTTGCGGGTTGGTGTCTTCCATCGACTACTCCTGTTGTTAGAAAATCTTCCAGCGCTTCTTGTCTATCTCGGTTTGCGCCGCAATAGACTCGAGTGACGCTACTAATTCTGCTATCGCTCGGTGCTTGATAAGACTCCTTTCACGAAGGTCTACATCCGTCTCCGAACTGTTTAGAATGTTGCCAATATACAACTCTTGTTGCGTTTTCACAACATCTAGGAAAAACTCGTCTTTCAGTAGAGCCTTGGCTCTCTCTGCATAGTTCAAATGCGCTGCTCTCCAGGTATCTCTACATTGCTGGTTATTTCAGCGCTTACCTTTGCCGCCTTCATATGGGCTTCGGCTTGAAACTCCGCAATCTTGAGTTGCAGACTTGCCTCTGCCTTCTCTCGGGCTAACTGAATCTCTGCCGCAGCCTTCTCCCTGGCCAACTGTATTTCTGCCTGGGCTTTCATCTGCTGCACCTGAATATCGGCTTGGGCCTTTGCTTGGGACGCTTGGACTTGTGCCTGCGTCTGAGCCATCAGAGCTTGGGTGGCAGGGTCTGGTTGCTGCTGCTGTCCCGCCTGCGCTGCCATCGCCTGTTCAGCCTCGGGCGGTAACTCTCGGAAAAATTCAGCGGAATCGACAAAACCAGCCGCTTCGACAAATCTGCCCAACGCGGATCGATATTGTGCGACGCCAACCAGAGCTTGACCAAGTGCGCCCGATCCAAGTAATTGCTCCTGTTTCTGTAGAACCATCGCAAGCATAGCCAATTGCTGCTCTCTTGTGCCAGTTCCTAACCCGACGTTTATCCGCACATCGTACTGGGTCTTCCATTGCCTCGGGTCAATCTCTACATACTTGCCTGAGAGACGGACGATACGGGGTTTGTTCTGGTACTTGGTGGTGAGGTGGAGAATGTTTAGGAACAGGTCTCTAACACCCGTCTCAGCGAATGTCCTAGCAATCAGTTCTATCCTGCCAGCCGCAGCGTTTTGCATTGCCGCAATAGCCGCCGCCGTAGTGTTTTGCAGGATGTTCGCGTCCAAACCCTGTGCGTTCTGACTGATACCTGTGCGCTTTTGTTGGACTTGATCTAGGTATTCCAGCATCGGGAATGACTGACCCGCAACGGGAGCCACAGCCAACTGAGACACAGCCTGTGGATTCTTAACCCGAACTACACCACCAGGTGTAACTGTTAGCAGATCATCTAGGTTTACTTGGCCATCTACAGCCATCACCCGTGCGTTGTTCGTGAGATACAGGTTATCCAGTATCTGACGGGTAATCGTGGACTTGATAAGCTGTATGTCTACAACCCTGTCCGCAAGACT